CATTAATGGTCGTGTTCTGCTAGTAGTAGATACACCAGGTACCATTTTTGATTTGTCTTTCATATCATATCCTTTTTGTAATTGGACATCTACATCGACATAACCATCATCTTTATATGTATAAAATAAATTTTCGTAATTTCTATCTAGTGCTGGTTGAATTGCGGCCCAACCTATATTAGCATTTTCAATTGCCAGTAATGCATTATTCCATTCTGTAGCAACAGTAACTAACATGTTACCAAAATCTTTTGGGGGTATTTTACCTTTATATTCAGCTACTTGTGTTATTGTTTCTACTTCGATTACATGAAACGTGGACCAGTCAGCACTATCGCCTCGGGCAACATCCGCAATTACCATATAATTTTTTGAGTAATCGGGATATTCCCAAACCCAATAACCATGATCATGTCCTCGTTTTTCTATAGGATCAGTGCATGTAGCTTCATATTCTGCTAATATATTACCATCAATTACAGTGTGACCTGAACTGACAAAATCACAATCACATTCTTGAGCTGCTCCACGTTCGCCTAATAATTGTGTTTGCCTATCTCTCCATTCTCGATCACGATCTGGATGAACTGTCCAATGTAACTTTATATTGTTCCATTCTGTTTGTGGATTTGTCTCTCCATCAACCCATGTTTTATGAAACCAGTTACCTATACCGTTTGGAGTAGATAATACAATAGCCCCACCACCAGTTGATAGTGTTGCTTGGGATGCTATCCATATTTCTTCGATATTTCGAATAAATGCAGCTTCATCTATTATTAATAGTGATAATGCTTCCGAACGTGCACCCGTTGTCGCAGAAGAAACTGCTTTTATTTGTGATCCATTTTTAAATTTTAACGATAATTTATTATCAGCTTCAATAGTTCCTTTTAACCAACTAGGTAAATTGTCATGCATTACCCTAACTTTAGTTACAAGATTTTTTGCTACTTCTTGTGTGGTTGCAATAACTAACACGTTGAAGTCTTCTTGAAATAACATGCTCCATAGTGCAAACCCAGCAGATAGAGTTGATATACCTAACTGCCTAGATTTTAAAATAACACTGTATCTATTGTCTTGTAAATTGGTTAATGAATCTTCCTGAAATGGATATAAATTAAATTTAATTTTTCCTTTTTTAGGATGTTGTATATAACAATATTGCCGCATAAAAAATACTGGATCAGCAGCACACATTTGATATTGTTGCTGTATTATTTGTTTTATGCTAGGCTGAGACATTATTGAATTACTCCTACAATAAATTTGCCAGTTAGTATTGTTGTGAGAATACCAGCGCCGAACCAAACAACTTTATTATTATACCATTTAGGTTGTAACTTTTTTTGTTGTTCAATATATAAATTTATGTTAGTTTCTAATAAATCAATTTGTTGCTGTTTATATACCAATTGCAATGAATCTAATTTGATTAGTTCATCTTGTTTATCGATAACAGCTGTTTGTTGATTTAATAGTTGAGTATTAACTGAATCTTTATAATATAATTCATCTAAAGTTTCTGATATATCATGTATTTGTTGTTCTGTAAAACATGTGTCAACTACTGTTTGACTGAATCCAACTATTGGAAATAATAATACAAGTATTAATTGTTTCATCGTTTTCTCTTAGTTTTTGAAACAATGTTATGTTTTGCTTGTGATGTGGTTTTCTTTGGACGCCCAGGCCTACGTTTTGCTGTTTTAGTAGCTTTTGTTTTTTTAACAGTTTCTTTTAATTCTGTCAATTCTTTTTTTACTTGTCGTTTTTGTGTTTTAACTTGATCTTCTTTGCCTTTAACACGTTCAATTTTTTTTGTGTTATCGTCAATCTTTTCTTGTATTTTTTCTACTGTTTTTCGATTGCGTAATTTTCCAATTGCTGCAATTAAAGCTAATAATCCTATAATTCCACCAATGATCCATTTACCATATGATTTAATAGTGTTCCAAATTTTCATTTTGTTTCTCCCGTAACTGTTTTATTTAATTTATTTAAAAAGTCTATTTTATATGACTCAAATCCTTTTGTGATTTTTTCTTCAAATTCTTCTGGTGTCATTTGTGCAGCCCATGTTTCAGTTTCACCTTCACCGTTAATAACTAATTGAGATGCTTTAGTATATGCCTCTCTTAACATATCAACATCTTGTTCTGCTTTTTTTAACCATGCTAATGCATTAGCTTCTATTTTTTTATTAGCATATTCCTCAAAGTCATCAGTTTTTTTGAGTTCATGTTCCATATCAATAACACAGTCAAAACACATTCCGTGAATTGCTCTCATTTTTTGATTAAGATAATAGTTAGGATCACAAGTACATGTATCTTTTGGACATTTAGCATATGATCTTAGTTCTTCTCGAACTTCACTAAGTACTTCTGAATTTTTTGGTTTTCTTGTTCTGAATCCATCAAATTGTTCTACTATGGTAATATTACCATTAGCATCAACATCTTCCCAGATATCTCCAATATCATGATGTTCATTTCTTTTTTTCGTTGCATCAGCGTCACTGAATCCAACAGTCTTTTTTGTTTGGAATTTGTGAGTACCGTCAATCATTTGTTGAACGGCTTTGATGTTTTGTAACTTGTTTGTTTTTGCCATAACCTTTTATGTTTAATTTTCAGTATAATCGTCAGATGGAGATGGAGACGGTAATTTAATATCTGCATTTCTCATTGCTGTTGCGATTGCTTTTTTAAATTCTTTAGACTTTTTTGCAGTCATGCCTTTTATTAAATCTTTAATTGGTTGCACAACTTCTGGTGCAACTTCAATTGGAGTAGCATTTGCTAATTTTGATTTTATATCGGCTACAAATGAATCAACTGATGCTTTCATTTTGCTAACTGTGTCAGTAGATGATGTGTCAGATGTGGTGTCGGCAGTATCAGTTGATGTTGGGGTCGGTGTTGGTGATGGACTAGGTGAACTAGAACCTCCGCCTCCTGAAAAAGATGCTGGTGCTGGTGACGATGTATCAGAGTCGACTGCTGCTTCAGCATCTGCGTCTACTTCTGCGCCTGCTTCTACTTCTGGTACATCTACGTCAGGTGCATCTGTATCTGGAGTATCAACGTCTACATCTGCAGGTTCTGGTGTATCTGTGTCTGTTGCATCTTCTTGTTCGAATACATAACTTTCTCTTAATATTTTAGCAATTTTATTTCTAACATATTTTCTAATTACTTGCTCTTTTTGCTCTTCAGATAATTTTGATATTGACTCTTTAAGAGTTTCTTCATTTTCTGGTTTCACTAATGAGTTAGTAATAGCTACATGATCAATTCGTTCTAATTTTTTAATATATTCTTTAGTTCCTGCTAATTGCATTTTTTCAAATACTTTTCGAGCATGTTCTGGAGAATATTCTCCTTCTTCAACTTTTTTATAAATGTGGTCTACAATTTTAGGAACCATATTTTCAACGTCATCTAAAACATCAGTAGCATATTTTCTTACTACTAATGGCTGTACTCCTTTTGATAAGTTAGGAACCATGCCATGAGCTTCCTCACCGGTATAATCTTTAATATCTTTACGAGTATTTGGTTTTGTTGATTTTTCTAAATCTTTTGGTGATTTATACTTTGTTTTATGTTTTTCTGCCATTGTGTTATCCGTTTATTTAATATAAATATTACCTTGCGTATTTTAACACTCCTAGTATCTGATTGACTGGAGCAAATGAGCCTGTTAGTTTATACGTGTTACCTCCGTATGTGAATACTATGCCTTCAATTGGAACTATAGTATCGAAGCCTCCAATTTGTTCTATTTTCTTAAGCTCAGTTTCTAATTTGTTAATAGTTTCAATGTTGTCTGATGTTTGTAATTGTTTAGTTAAGTTTGCTATACTTCGTTTTATATCTTGAACTGCTGCATTTGGATTTGCTGCAAGATAGTTTTTAATGTTTTTTAATACAACGGCTCCAAGTCTTAAGAATATAGATTCAAATGGTTGTATATTTTGTTTACGATATAATTTAAAATCTTTTTTATCAAATGCAGAAACCCACTCAGCAAATTGATCGTTGTCAATCAATTTTTTAATTTTAGTAATACTAGTAGATTTATCTCCAAATGACCATCGGTATGTTAATAACTCTATTATTTCATCGGTTATATCATATCCTAGTTGATCTGCCTTTTCTTGTATTATATTTTTCCACCAAGCTTTATGATATTCAGAAACGGTATCTGTTTCTTTTAGTCCAAATTGATTTTTTAAACTATCAATTTCAGCAAAGAATGCATTTTGTTTATCTTCAAAATCTTCAATTTGTCCTAGCTTCATTTTATTAGGAGGTATAAATGAAAATGTCTTTTGTAAATGTGCATTTGCATCTTGAATTACTTTTTGTAATGTAGTACCACCAGTTAAGTCTGTCTGCACAACTTTTCCTGATTCATCATATTCTACTAAATTATGAAATTGTAATACTGCAGTTTCATATGCAATAATATTTTTAGTAGCCGGGTAAATAATTTCCATGTTAGCAAAAACACGTCCATTTTTAAATATAGACTGCAATGTGCGTGGTGATAATTTACTTAAAGCACTTGTTAAGTCTGCAGCTGTTTCGGTATATGCTTCTACTACTGATTTATATCCTTCTGCGGCATCTACACCACTTTCATCAACTATTTTCTGATATTTTTCTTCAAAGCTAGCAATAATTTCTGATGTTGTCATTGGGTTTCTAATTGTTTTCACTCCACGAGCAAATCCAGGTTCTCCATTTTTCCATGTTACTTGAATATTTTGACCATCAGTCTTTTCTGTTACTTCTTGTTCTATGTCTAATCGTCCCTCTAATGCTCTAGAAACAATTTCTTTCATATCATTAAAAGTTAAACCATAAGCATCATATGGATGATTCATATGACCTCCAGCACCACCTTCAGTTATTAAAGATTCTTTTATAGGAGCACCAAATACCGTTTTACTAAAATTATTAAAGTCATAAACAAATTCTTTTCCTCTACTCTTATCCAGAAACTTTTTTAATTTCTTTATTTTTTTGTCATGAGCTTTAGCCATTTTAGGAGTTTGATATCCTTCAATCACTTCATCTATATCTTCAGATAATTGTTGTCCCCACCAATTCTTACTAAATACTGATTCTTGTACTCCGGTTAACATTTGCCAAATATTTTTAACAATTGCTTCTTTAGTACCCGGATATGATGCTGCAAATGTTTCATAATCCTTTTCTGCAATTGCTTTTCTTACTGTGCTAGCAGAAATAGGAGTTCCGTCTGCGTATGCTAACGGATCTACATCAATTTCGAGTGGATTAACTTTGATACCAGCTGGCATTTTTCTACCGCCTTTATCTCCAACTGTTTTGTATTTTTCTACGTTGCTCCCAAAACTCATAGTACGAGCATAATCATCGCCCTTTTTTGATGCGGCCATTGCATATGTTCCGTTGTCTGTTTCTGGTAATGCAAATAAGTATTCATATGCAGCCATAATTGGAGAATTGTAATTAGTAGGTTGCATTACAATTTTTGGATTACTATTAATTAGATTGAAGATTTCAGCAGTATCTTTTCTACTAACACTGTCTCGTTCTTTTGGTCCAATCAACATTATTACCCGTTCTACATTAGAAGATTGAGCATAACGATTTGCTAATGCTAAATGGGCTCCGGTTAATGGTTTGAACCCTCCTGGAAAAAGTACTATAGTTTTATTCATTTTATATAAATATTCGTTAGTTTAATTCTTAGTATCTAGGAGCCAACGGTACGGTTGGAGCTGATATTGCACCTCCAATTTCACGACTACTTCTATACACAAAATTTTTAGCTTTAAAAACAGAAGAAACATGTCCTGAGGCTGCTACTTGTGCTAATATATATATTCTAACATAATGTCCTTGATAATCACTTAACCCACCACCTTGCACTATTTCTAATGTTATACCAGATGATGCTTCTGTACCAGAAGTTATTCCCGTTAAAGTATTTGATGTTTTCAAAAAATCCGGAGAACTCCATGAGTCATAATTTGTACCAGATCCATCTGATAATGACGAGGTGTAACTGGCTGATTGTATATATGACGCAAATTGTAAGTTTCTAGTACCACTGCCATTATGATCATAAAATACCATTGCAGAAAGTTGTATATTTGTTTCACCAGGCAATATAAATGTTTCAAATATCGACGCAGTAACTGGTGTACCTCCGGATGTTCCTATATTACCAGTATGTGTGAATTCATCTCTATCATGATATATTACACGTCCTATATTAAATCCGTCTACATATTCATTGTTAGTATCAAATAATACAATATCACCGTTTTGTGCAATAAATGATGAAGCAGTTACATC